TAAGATAAATCCTTTTGAAGAAGTGGCAGAAAAAACTGTTGCAGGTAAAATTACTGAGGGACTTATTCAGTTAGGTATACCGGGTGTTGCAGGTTATAAAATAGGAACAGGTCTTGCTAGGAAAGCTATAGCAGCGAAAAAAGCTAATAAGTATGCAGGGAAAGATGTCGCTAAAAAAACTAAACCAAGAACTAGAACAGATGAAGAAATAGCTCAACTGATTGGAAGAACAGATCTTGGTAGAAAATTTAAAATAGGTGGTGCAGGATTATTAGGTTCAACTGTTGGTGAGGGCATAGCTTTCACTGATGATTTTGGAACAATCGGAGACACTTTAGGCGGACCTACAGCCACAGATCAAAGAGAAGGTGCTGAGGGCAGAGAAGAAGCATTTAGAAGATTTACTAATCGTTTTAAGTTTGCAGTAGAAAGTGGTGCGATAGGAGCAGGTTTAGGTGCAGTTATATCAGGAACTGCAAGAGCTGTAAAAAAATCTCCTTTAGCCAGAGAGTTTGATAAAAGTTCTATACAAAGTTTCTTCGGAAAAACTTTAAACAAGTTAACTCCCAACAGTGTCTTGGGGCAAACAGCTTTTAACATTTTAAAAGATGGAGATCAAGTCGCTACAACATTCGCCTTAAAGTCACAAATCTTTGTAGATAATTTAGCTAAGGAAGCAGAAAGAATATCCAAACAAGCACTTAAAAATGCAGGTGGTCAGAAAGAACAAGTGTTTAATAAATTTCAAAAACTTTTAAACGACAGGCTAACTGATTTTGGTGACTTTAAAAAAGCAGATTATGTTTTTGATGGTAAAGGTAATATTTTAAAAGAGATACCCCCCGAAGCATCATACTCTACACCTAGAGTAAAAACAAAGATAAACGCAAGAGGACAAGAGTTTGAAGTAAATAATCCTGCCTATCAAAAAAGAGAACGCTTACATGAATTTATGAGAAACACTTTAAAATCATCAGAAGATGACATAGCTCAATTTGAAAACTCATTGTTAACTGCAAGATATCAAATAGATATGAACTCTTTAACTTTAGATAAGCAGTTATTACAACCTTTAATTAAACAAGCAAAAGATAGATTAAAAGTTAAAACATTAGATAAAGATGAAATTAGAACAGCAAATGAAGTTTTAGAAAACGCACAAAAATTAAGTGACACTTTTACAAGTCAGTTAGGAAAATATGTTAATAGAGAATATAAAATATTTAAAAAAGATAAAAACATTGTAAGAAGATTATTTTCTGATGATCAGTTTAGACCGACAGCAGAAATAATTAAAAATGCCGAAAGAGTATTTTCCAAATCTATTGCCATGGCATATAGAAATAGCGATCCAGTGAGAGCTCGAGCTACAAGAATTGTGGAGAACAGAGCAGCGCAACGTCAAAAAAGTCCTATGGCAAGCAGGAATCCTTTGATTGAGAGGGAAAGAAAAATAGGAAAACAAAAAGCTATTGAAGAAGAAATAGATAGAATCGCTAATCAATACGCAGTCAATACAGCTCCTAAAAAAGCAGCAGAGGCAGTTTCTCTAATAATAAGCACCAGAGGTAAAACTTTATTTGAGGAATCAGCTGCAGGACCAATAGGTAATTTTAGAAAATTTTTAAAAGACGATTTAAAATTAGAGGTTGATGAAAGCATATTTAGAAAAAGAACAGTTAAAAGTAAAGCAGTTAGAGAACTACTGGGGGAAGTTGAAGATCCTTTCTTTAATATCGCTAACACTAATGCAAAACAATCTGAGATAATGGCACAACTTCAAACTCACAATAAACTATATCAAGATAGTTTGAAACCTAGTGTCATACCGGGATTGGGTAGAGGAGTTAGAAGTGATTTATTTTTTGATACTAGAGCAGATGCTGTTGCAGCTATAAAAAATTTACCAAAATATAAAGATGTAAATGTAAACATGACTGCGTTAGATGAGGATATTGTTGAAATTGGAACTACAAACGGCACTCTTATTCCTAGTGTTTTAGATGGTAAATATACTTTTAAGCCTGTTGCAGAAGCCATATCAAACACGGATCAAATGATAGCCGATAACACCTTAAATAACTTATATAAGTGGATGGTATTAGTACCAAAAAGTATATCTCAACAAGCTAAAACTATTTATTCTCCTTTCACTCACGTTCGAAACGTAATATCTGCTGCTTTATTTACCACCATGAATGGTAATATTATTTTTCAAAATCCAGCAAAAACTGCTAGATACTTTAGAAGAGCCTTTAAGGATATAACTGGTAATGATGTGGAGTCAGTTACTAGAAGGTTAAGAAATCAAAGACTAGGTATTAACGGAACCAACCCTATTGCAGGAGACATAGATGCTTTAGCAAAAGAAGTGGGAACGGACATTTATAATGGAAACTTTAACGGATTTATGAATGGCTTACTAGGAAGAACAGGTAAACTAGCAGAGAAAGCAAGAAGAGCGTATTTAGCAGAAGACAACTTGTGGAAAAATTATAACTTTGAAGTAGAACTAGACTCTTTAAAAGAAAATTTTAAAACTTTAGGTATAACAGCAGATAATATTTTTGATCCTAAAAACATGATAGCCTACGGTAAATTACTTGGTAGAAAAGTAACTAGAAATGACCCTATATTTGATAGAGTAGTTGATATCAGTCCTGATGGTAGATTTATGAGACTAGGTAATCAAGGTGTTAGACTAGAGGGGGATAAGTTATTAGAAACCTTTTATGAAAACATGGCCGCTCAAATCACCAAACATAATATTCCTAACTACGAGTATGTAGGTGAGTTTATTAAAACACTTAGAAGATTACCCCTTGGCACGTTTGTAGCTTTCCCTGCTGAGATTATAAGAACAGGATTTAATACAATACAAAGAGGGCTTAGAGAATTACAAGTAGAAGGCTTTAAACAAACAGGACTTAGGAGATTAACAGGTGTTGCTACAACAGCTGCAGTTGTTCCTGCAGGGCTTGTAGAATTTGGTAAGTCTTTAGCAGGGATGACTAATGATGACATGAGAGCACTCAGAACTTTTGTTCCTTCTTGGTCAACAAACGGATTGTTAATGCCTCTTGAAAGAGATGAAGAAACAGGCAAAGTAAAATATGTGGATTTAAGTTACATCTTTCCGTACGACACATTAGTTAGACCAGTCAATACAATTTTAAACGAGGCCACCAAAGGACAACAAACAGGAGAGAGTTTAAATAAATATTTATTAGACGCAGGAGCTACAAGTTTTTATGAACTAGCTAAACCTTTTATCTCAGAGTCTATTTTCTTTGAAGCTTTTGCAGATATCGTAGCAAGGAACGGTAGATCAAGAGATGGTCGTCAAGTATTTAGACCGGGAGATTCAACGGGAGAAAAAATTTATAAAGGGGGTATGCATGTTGTTGAAACATTTATGCCCGGCTCTGTTAATCAAGTAAAAAGATTATTTCAAGCAGGTGCATTGGGCAACGAAAAAACACCAGACAAATATGGACAAACTTATGATTTATTAGACGAGGCAGGAGGTATCTTTGGATTTAGAGCAATAGAACTTGATCCTCTAGATGCTATGCCTTTTATTATAACAGATTTTAATAAAAACAATGATAGCGCAAGAGCATCTTTTGTTGGTGATGTTTTAAAAGGCGGGCTTGTATCTCCTGCTGAAATTGTAGATCAGTATTTAAAATCAGAAAGAGTTAGATTTGAAAACTTTAAACAAATGCATAATGCATATTTGGATGCTTTAAAATTAGGATCGAAGAGAGGCAAAATAAATAGAGAATTAGATCGTGTTACCAAGTCTGAAAGAACAGCTATAATTACAGGCAGGTACTTACCTTACATACCAGGAGAGGGAGTAAGACGAGCTTTTAATGATAACTTTAGAGAGCTAAGAAAAGAATTAGATAGAGATATTAAAAATCCATTTATTTTAGCTTACCCTGAAATCATGAAAATTAGAAGAAATAATCTAGGTGTCAATGTAAACGAGGGTGATTTTGATTCGACCTTTGTCATACCAGAAGGATTCAAACAAACAGAGATTACGCCTACTGCACCACCGACCACGACCCAACCTATTAGTACGGCAGGTAGGGTAATCACGGCAACACCGACACAAAACCTTGATTCTGAACTAGGAGCAGATATACTGCTAGGCGATGATGAAGTTAGTAAAGCAATATTTAGACAAAATAGGAACGTATAATGGCACCTCCAAAAGAAAATAGATTTAGAGATATACCTAGAGAAACGTTTCAAGGCAATCCTTCTAGGGCGCTCCAAGTTGAAAGAGAGCAAACTCGTGATAAGTTTTTTAAAGGAGACGATAGAATATCGAATCAAAGATTAGATAAAAGAAGAATACAAGATAATTTAGAAAATAGATTTAGAACAGAAAACTTGAGAGGAACTGGAGTAAAAGGGCTTACTCAAAAGAAAGATCCTCTTGGTCAAGACTTTGCAGATTATAGAAGAGAAGTAGCTAATAAATATGGCCCTACTGTAGGAGAGATCGCAGCCGATTTTGGTAGAGGAACTGAAAGATTTTTACAAGACGCAGCTGTTAAGTTTAATCAAGGTAAATTAGGTTTAATGGGTATTGTAAGCGCAGTAGCAGATAAATTTAATAAAGATTATGACAAGCTCAATGACGTTCAAAAAGAAATATTTGAAAACCCAGATAAGTATCCAAATGCCTCTAACATACCAGTAATTCAAACACAAAATAATTCTAGACAATTATTAATAGATGCAGACAAAGCTGCTCTAGGTTTAGAAAGCACAGCACAAGACGCAACGGGTATCCCTGCAATAGGATCTGGATCAGGGTTTGATGAACAACCAAGTGATTTGTTTGAACTAAGATTATTAGAACCTGAAACTAGTATTGAACTTAGACCTGACTTAACTCAAAAACAATTGAATTTAGCAGAGGGTTTAGGATTCATTGATCCTAGATATATAGAACAACAAAAAGCATTCCTAGATGAATTAAATATATCTCCACAAGTTGCAGAATTATTAGATGCTAACGAACCGGGAGGAAGGGGTAATAACCAAGGAGAGTTTATGTTTCCTGAAGGATATACTATTCCCGGCACAAATATAACTATTCCAAGTATTATGAGACAAGGTGAAGAAGCTGTGACTGGAGGACAGGGTTTCTTGCCTGATGACTTTACGAGAGATAGTGACGGAGTGAGATTAAAATTTGAAAATGGAGAGGCTACTCCTATTACTGATGAAGAGTTCAGAGAAAAAGAAGAAAAAGTAAATAAAATTTTTGAAGGAGATGATTTTTTTAGTCAAGTAACTGACTTTAATAACCCCGGCAATCTAACAGATGTAGGACAAGCAGGAACTACAGGAGAAACTTATGGTAATAACTTTGCAGTATTTCCTAATGCTCAAGCAGGTATAAGTGCACTAGAAAATGACTTAGCACTAAAGGTAGGAAGAAGTAACAAAGTAGAAGATATCATTAGTCAATATGCAGCGGGAGATCCTAATGTTGGTAGGTATATTGATTTCGTTACAGATAGAGTTGGGCCAACAGTAGATCAAAATGAACTAGATGATTTACGAAATGCTGTTATTAGATTTGAAAACAAACCAGACATAGCACAACAATACCTAGCCTTAGTGGCTGAAGGTGGCTTGATGGATAAGAAAATGTATGGCGGTATTATCGCTTCAAAAGGATAATGAAACGTATCCCAAGAAAATCTGGACAACCTAGAAAGTCTAAGTTACATTCTGATTTATATACAGATGAGAATCCTAAAGGAACAATTAAAGGACTTGGTTTTAAAAATGAAGCATCAGCTAGAAAGAGCGTGTCTAAAATTCGTGGAAGCGGTAGAAAACATGCTCATAAAACTCAAGCTGCTATCGCTATGGAGCAGAGAGCTAGGGTTGCTGGCAAAACAAAAGCTGCAGGGGTTTACAGGAAATTCATCGAAGCGCAAAAAAAGAAAACAAAAGCAAAACAAAGACGAACATGAAAAGCATTGGGGCATAGGAGGTTTCTAATGATTAAACTTACAGACGAACTTCGAGCACGGGTACAGGACCATGAAGGCCTAAGGACTTCCGTATACTTAGACAGTTTAGGCAAAAAAACTGTGGGCATAGGCCACCTCGTAAGACACTTTGAAGAAGAAAGATTTGCCGAAGGGGTAGAAATACCCATGGAAGAAATATTAGAAATATTTGAAATGGACTTAAACAGAGCGGCGGCAGGAGCTGACATGTTGATAGAAGATAATGTTGGTCACGATTTGCCTCAACACATAGCAGAGGTGGTTCTTGAGATGGTTTTTCAGCTGGGGACAACAGGTGTATCTAAGTTCAAAAAATTTTGGAAAGCTCTGAGAGTTAAAGATTATAAAACGGCAGCGGCTGAAATGCAGGATTCCAGATGGCATTCACAGACACCGAAGCGTTGTGAATCCCTAGCTGAAATTGTAGCGAACACTTAAAGCGTTCTTCTAACGTGGTTTGGTAATGTACCAGATTGTTTAAATTGAGCGTAGGCGGATTGCCAATCTTGTTTGTACTCAGTCTGTAACCAATGCCTGACTGCTTTGTCGGCATCGTGTTCTAAGGTAAAAAAATTACCTATTTTTTTTAGTATCTCTGTCATAATGTTCTCCAATTTCAAAAGAACATATAACTATTTTTATTTTTTAGTTATGTTTTTTTGAGAACGCAGGTGTTCTTCTACGGCTTCCCATACTTCAACATTTGACCAGTGTGCTTTTACGCAATTAGAGACATCTTCATGTAAAATTTTTAATGTTCTAATTCCTATTGGCACAGGCTTACCTTTATTCTCATGAATATGATCTGCCTCTTCTTTGGTCATGCTTAAATAAACTTCACCACTTTGATAAGTAACTCTCATTTTATTTCTCCCCAATTGGTTCCTATTTTAGCCTCGCACTTGACGGGCACATGTAGTTCAACAGCAGATTCCATTATCTGTTTAATCTCTTTTACCTGGGTCTCATTGGCTACGGAGATGTTAAGCTCGTCATGTATTTGAATCATTGGAGTAACCTTACAAATACTCCACAAATCAACCATGGCTTTTTTGGTTTGATCTGCTGCTGAACCTTGTATTAACCTATTCAATGCACGATAGGTGCCTGCTCTTTTCATTTCATTCCACGCCCAAGTCTTCTTAGCGTTTTCATGATTCATCATTCTCTTATCATGGAAGTCTTTGTTCTCCCATAAATCGAAACGACATCTACGACCGAGCAGAGTATTGATATATCCATTTTGTTCTGTGTATCTAGTTGCACGAACAATTATATTGTTTAAAAAATTTACGTTGTCATTGTACTTTTTCTTCAGAGCTTTTGCTTTATCTTGGCTAATATCTAAGGAGTTAGCAAGTTTCGCTATACCCATGCCATACATAAGACCTAATCCTATAGTTTTGGCTTCTTTCCTTGATATTTGGGCCATATCAGCAGTTACTTGATGGAAGTCCTTTCCTTCATGGAAGAACTTAATTAGGGTCTCAGCGCCCTCTAAATCGTGTTTTTTTGCGTAGTGAACGAGCAATCTAGGCTCTTGTTGCGAATAATCGAGAGAAACCCACTTTTCTCCTTCCTCAGGCAAGAACAAAGATCTAATCTTAGGACCGATGATTTCATTACGAGAAGGGACCTGTTGTAAGTTAGGATTGTTCATGGACAACCGACCACTGACAGTGCCACCAAACTCTCCTTTGAGTTGATTAATCTCAGCATGAATTCTGCCTTCCACATTGTGTTTTAAAATAGAGTCAATGAAAGTTGTGTGTGCTTTATTATATTCTCTAGCGACAGATATTGATTGAATCAAAGGATTCTCACTTATCTTCATAGCTTCGTTACTTATCTTAGCCTGTTTATTTTTTTCAGTGTACTCGTACTTCTCCCCGAGCTTATCAAAAACCTTTTGTAAAGAGGCAGCTGTATAGATATCAGAAGCATCAATCTTTATCCCTGTTTCTTTTTTTATATTGTTGTAAATTTTTTCCTCTTCTAACTTAAAAAACTTTTTTGTTTTCTCAGCCCGGTCAAGATCAACACGGACGCCTTTCCATCTCATTTCCAAAAGTAATCGCAGTAGATCTGTTTCTAAATTAAACACATCAGTCAGTCCTTGCTTTTGTATCTCTACCCTAAGAACCTCCCACAACTTATAAGTTAACTTTGTATCTTGTTCTGCGTATACCCCAACGTACTCTACCGGGACTAAGTGCATGTTCTCTATTGCTTTGAATCCATGCTCCTTACCAAAGTCATCCAAAATATTTCCTTGCTTTCTTTCTCCTAAATAATCCTTTGCTAGATTATTTAAGCTATAACTAAATCTATTTTCATCTACAAGAGGAGCAGCTATCAAAGTATCGTAGACTTTAGTAACATTGCAATCAACACCCCAACGTCTAAGCCAACCTAAATCATAAACTGCGTTATGACATAGAACTATAGGGTCCTCTTTGAATAATTTTCTAAGCCACTTCTTTACATCCTCCTCAGGAAAGTTACCCCCACGTTCATGTCTTACAGGAAAGTATCCATCGAATCCTTCAAAAGATATGGCAACACCTACAACAAAACCTTTGTTCGTTGCCCACCCACCACCAAGAGTTTTAATCTCTGGATCGTGTGTTTCTAAATCTACGGCAACTTGTTTAATGCCAGACACATCTGGAAACTTTGGCCTTGTCCACTCTGGTTTGTTTTCTTTTTTTAACAAATCCATTTGTTGTTCAAATATCATCTAAGAACCTCTTCGAATTCGTATTGGGAAGTAGAGGGCACAACAAAAAGATTTTCTTTTGCTCTTGTCATTCCCACGTAAAAAACTCTTCTCTCATCGTCTCTATTGTAAGACATCTCATCAATAATTCTTTTAGATATATCAGAAAATAAAACCACATTCTGACTCTCTCCACCTTTTGCACCATGAATAGTAGATAGTTTTATGCTTGCTCTTTTGTCTAAGTCGTATCCTCTTTTTAAAATCTGTCTCATATAATTGACTTCATTCTCAGCGATACCATTTAAAGCCACCTGCCATGGTGTATTTATATCCACCCTTAGTCCCCACTCTGTTGAAAGAGTATCGTAGCTATATTTAATCTCTTCATCTGCTCCCGGCATTTTCTTTTTCCCCCGGGAAATACCTTTATCCCCTGATCTTATGTATTGATACATAGTTCTTACATCAGATATAGATACTTCGTGGCCCTCTTGTAAATTTCTCCAACAATTATAGGCAACTAAAACATCATCTTTAATGGATAATTTATTATTCTTCTCAAATAAATAACCTTTGCTTTTTAAATCTGCAGCTATCTCGTTTAAATAATAATTAGTTCTACATAAAATAAGCCACTCATTCTTTCTTAAGTTTAATCTTTCGAATACAACATTAGAAACATTACCCTCATCTTCACGAGGATTCCACTCTTTAGGAATTCTATTTTTTATTCTGTTGATCAATCTATTTGCTCTAACGAATACACTGTTTGGTATTCTATATGATTGATTTAAAACTTGTAAGTGACAATTTAAGTTGATTAACTTTGATACTTCTGCACCACTCCAACCATATATAGCTTGATCATCATCCCCGGCTAAGTAAACAACCTTTGCCTTATCTATCATAGTATGAACCATATCCCACTCAGATGCTTTTAAATCTTGCACTTCATCTACAATTACTACATCGAGCTTTGGTGACTCTTTAGTTTTATTAAACTCTGTAATTA